TGCAAAAAGTTGAAGTGCAGATGTCACCAAAACCGTACGACACCAAGCGCATCTTCTGCTCACAAGGCGACACAGAACTCCGTAAATTCGGCTTCATTCTCAAAGACGGGATCAACAATGTTGATATCACGGATATCTCCGATCCTGTCTTTACATCCTTCCCTGTCTCAGCAGGCGGTACAGAAGAACTGTTACCAACAAGCACATCTACACCTGCCACATCTCCTATAGTCGCAGACATAAGATATCCCGATGGACTAAGACAAGAAGAATCCTTTACCTATAGAGAAAGTCCGACTACACTAGATGGAAATGCGAAGTTAAAAGCATTATATGGGAATTCTTTAGTATGGAATCAGCTACACAACGGAATAAGCACATCGCCTGCAACGTCAAACGGAATCACTTTTACTAAAGTAGATGAAACGAAGATTTCGATGAGCGGAACATCAACACAAGGCTTAACAAGGCGATTCAACGATAACCTCGCAATTTCAATCGTTGCAGGACATAAATATTTGCTGATGAGCGGTCACGCAGATGTCGCAAACATTCGACTAGGCTTATATCAAAACAATTGGTCTTCGTCTTTGTACATCAAATTAAGTGGCGGTATTATAACGGCAACGATGACAAGCGACACGGCAAGGTTCGCAGTACAGTTCACAACGGCAAACACAACTGTGAACAATCTCGTCCTTATTCCTCAAATCTTCGACCTTACTCAAATGTTTGGAGCAGGGAACGAACCGACAAGTGTTGACCAATTCACCTCATTATTCCCATTAACCTATCCTTATACAACAGGAACAATGTTGGACTTTAAGGGAACGGAGATAAAGACAACAGGGAAGAATCAAGTTCTCAAGGTTATTGAAAACAGCAACATTGATTCCACAGGTAAACTTATTGCGGATAGTCAAACCCTCTATGATATGGCAGTGGCTCATGTCATCAAAGGTCAACAGTACACTTTCCAACCATCTCACTTAAACGAGATAATGGGGTACTTTTTAACTGAACCATCAATCGGAAGCCAAACCTATGACAAGAGCAGAATCACGAACGGCACATCAACATTCACGGCTCAAATCACAGGATATGTTGCAATTAGATTGGTAAGACCTCAAACCAATGCACAGTTAGAACTTGGTCCTGTTGCTTCTAATTATGAGCCTTACACCTCATCAACCACATCCTTACCAACATTAACTTACTTCCCAACAGGAATGAAGAGTGCAGGAAATGTAAGGGATGAACTGACGGATAATAAGGCGATAACGAGAGTAGGTGCAGTGGATTTGGGCACGTTGAATTGGTATTACACAAGCGGTGGACAGGGAAGATTCGCAAGTGGTGGTATCAGTTCGACAGCCAAGCATGTAACGGCAAATACTGAAGTCGCAAACATAAAAAACGCTAAGTATTCAACCATATCAGCAGGGTCTGTTTATAACGGAAATGTGGGCATAGCAATTGATACAAACGGTTCGATATGGGTTTATGATACAACATATGGCACAGATGCATCTGCGTTCAGAACCGCTATGAGTGGTGTCTATCTCTACTATGAATTAGCTACCTCATCTGAGGAGTCTATCATGTCTGCTTCTTTAGTAACTAATGATGCTGAAGTTCCTTTGTACAAAGAAGGCGATCTTATGGTTGGCGACTGCACCGAGGAATTATCCAAGACTGCAGGAATCAAGACCTGCAAGATCAGATTCACGGATGCTGATGGCGACTGCTATTCTAACAAGATCAAATTAAGCGTGGAGGAAAGACCATGATTACACAGACATATAAGTTAGGTATCATCCCGAAGTTCATCATTCCGTACGTAATGGTTTCCCAATTCGATACGGCAAGGCAGATTGAATTAGAACTTTATGAGAACGGTGTGGTTTACTCCCCAAGTGGCACAGCCAAGGTAACTATCAACGAGACGGAAATTTCCGCAACACTTAACGGGAATGTCGTATCGTTTGTCGTTCCCGAAGAACTGACGCAGGAAGTCGATACATACTATGGCGAGGTAACGATCACTGATAACGGTGTTATGTCTTCATGTAACTTCAAGTTCATCGTGGACCCTACACCAATTGAGACCACATCGGGCGATTCTGAGACGATACGGGCGTTGTCCGTGTTGCTCGGAAGAACTCTCAAGAGCAACATCGCAACCCCGTCAGAAGAGCTGAAAACGATTTTAGGAGAATGATATGTCATTAATGAGTGAAGCGATCAAGTTAAGAAGATTGATTGAGCAGATGGCGGTGGGCCTTGATGACGATACCGCCGAGCAGAATGTGAACGTGTTCCCGAATTGGGAAATCGGCAGGGAGTACACGCAGGACGACATCGACAACAATTACAGACTGAGGTACAAGGATGTGCTGTATAAGATAGCTCAGCCGCATACCTCGCAGGCCGATTGGACACCCGACGAAACACCTGCGCTTTACACTAGGCTTCATCAGCAGGATCCGCAGGACGAATGGCCCGAGTGGGTTCAGCCTACGGGCGCTCACGATGCCTACGCAAAAGGCGAAAAGGTTTCTCACAATGGAAAACATTGGATTTCAAATGTTGAAGCCAATGTTTGGGAGCCGTCAGTTTACGGATGGGACGAGGTTGAATAAGGAGGACTTATGAACAACAAAACGTATGACATTCTCAAGAATTGGGTCATCCCTATCCTCACGGGTGGGGCTACATTGATCCTTACCGTTGGCGAGCTGTGGCATTTTCCGACTGACACAGTCAAGGCCGTCGCAGGGACAATGACTGCTGTTGCTACATTCATTTCTTTTCTGATTAATTCTTCTTCCAAGGCTTACTTCAAAGACAAAGAGATCGTAAACACAGCGATCAATAACAACAGTCTAAATGGGTAAGTACAGTATTGAAGACTTTGCCTTCAACGGGGAATACCACAATTACTGTTGGAACTACTCCTATAACCCGAATGCGACGATAGAAAACGGATTGGCGAATTGCACGACTATGGCAGTCGCCTTTTCTTATGTCCATAATCTTCCTTATCCTGTTACAAGGATCGGAAGTGCAAGCGTATGGCACAGGCTTTTGACAAATGGATGGACGTACAAGCCTTATGGGTCCGTTTCGATAAAGAAGGGCGATATTCTTGAATGGGTTGAGAATGTCCATGTCGCTACCGTGATTGATGTCAAGGAAGGTGAGCCGTACTTGGGATGCTCATGGTACACGGGAGAGCATGGAGTCGCAACGATAAACGGAAAGTACGATACTAGAGACAGCATTCACTCTCTAGAGCAATTGTCTGACTTTATGGTCAGCAATTACCCATACCGTTTCTACCATGAAGCTACTGTTTACGATGAGTCCAACATGGTTGGGGGTCTCCCCGATTACGTCCTTGTCGCTCCCGAGAGGTTCAAACCAAACGGACAGGACAGATCAGTCGATCAGATTCAAGTCTTGACCAATGAGCAATATGTCCGAGATGGCGACAGCAATATCATCGGTGTAGCTGACAGCGGCTACTTCAATGTGATCGGCTCCAAGGAAGAAGGCAAGTACACTTGGTATCAGATAAAGAAGAATGCGTTCATCGCAGGCGTTAATGGAAGAGTGATCTTTATCCCTGCAAACGATGAGGCTGAGGAACTGAGAGCGGAGATAAAACGCTTAAAGGAAAAACTCGACAAGATACAGAAAGAGGCACAATATTAGTGCCTCCTTTTTTTATGCCACAAAATAGCCACGAATTTTCAAAAATGGCCTATATAAATAAGGATAGATACGTGGTTTTATATGTGTTTACGTGGTGTTATAAGCACAAAAAATGGCAGATAACGAGTGTTAATCGCAATCTGCCATCATACTATGTCGGCATTTTAATGCCAAAATCCCTTTATTTAAAGGCTTTTCCTTGGTTTTAGCCACGAATTAGCCACGAATTTCGGCATTTTTGACCATGTCGTCTAGGTCATTACGGTACAGATGGAAGTAAGTCTTGTACACCGTGTTGACATTATCCCCAATCAATTTCGCAATCAAATGGATCGGATAGTTCAAGTGGATGTAGTAACTTGCACAGGAATGTCGGAAGTCATGGAGACGAATCTCTTTGAGTCCTGCTTTCTTCTGTGCTTTCCTCATGGCGAACCTTATCGAAGTCTCTGCAAATGGCTTCAGACCGCCAAAGACGTACCATTTTGAGTCGAAATGAGGAAAGCTCATGTAATACGCCTTTAAATCGGAAAACTCCTGTACGAGCCTAGAATTAAGCGGTACAGTGCGATAGGAATTGTCCGTCTTTAAAGATTTATCAATTCCCTGCGCCTTGTAGTACTGCTTATTGATCGAGATATGTGATCCGTCGAAGTCATTCCATGTCAGACCTCTCGCTTCACTTATCCTCAACCCATTATAGAATAGCAAATCGAACAGGGTTTTGTAAATGTCATTGTCAACATTCTCATAAAACTTATTGAATTCTTCGAGCGTGTAGAAGTCGAGCTGAGTCTTCTCTTTCTTCTTTACATCTCTAGAGATGTCGATGTACTCGCACTGCAGTTTATGCTTTTGGGAGGCGTAGTTTATCGTCGATTTGACATTGGAGAGTATGGAGTGAATCGTGCTGTCAGCGTAATTGTCTCTTAAACGGATGCGCAGATCATCTATGTTCTTCTGATTAATCTCGGAGACTTTCATATTCCCGAGATCCCCGACAGCATTCAAATAATTATCGTTCTTGGCAAGGGTCCTTCTATGCACTCCCTTGCCTTTTTTAGTCTCCTGCAGTTCCTTATGGGCTTCTGCGTAGGTGATATCATCGTTCTTCAGTTTCCCAAGGGAAGTCAGAAGTTTTATCTCCTCTTCTTTGGCTTCCCGTTTCGTATCGAAGTACTTGCTCTGTTTCGATTTGTACTCTCCATTGTAGTCCTTATAGTTGACCTTGGCGTACCATTTATTATTCTTCTTGTAGATCGGCATTGAACACCTTCTCTCTCATATAATCTTGTGCTTCTTTGTAGGTCTGTTCTGCATCAAGGCCAAGAACTTCGCACATTTGAATAAACAGCGGCAGGGACAGCGACCTTGCTCCCGTCTCATAATTAAAGTACCTTTGCTTTGAGATGTTAAATTTATGAGCAAAATCAACCATTGAATAACCTTTTTTTATCCGTGCATCACGGATTTTGGATGCTAAATACTCATCCATGTAACTGTAATCATTCCTATTCATTGATTTGTATCTCCTTGTAATTTAAGAATATAAAAAAACAAAACAATAGTCAACAAAACGGTTGACATCGAAAAGGCATGATGGTAAATTATAAGAGTAAACACAAAATGTTTACATGAAAGGAGGTTTAATGGACTTAAGAGAAGTAAGGAAGTCAAGGAAGATGTCTAGGCTCTTTGTAGAAGCTGAAACAGGCATTAAGCCTAATACTTTGTCAAAGAAGGAAAGTGGCTTAAGGCCTTGGTCTGTTCCCGAATTTCAGATGCTTTGTGACCTGTACGGTGTATCAGATCCTACGGCTTTGGATGACTTCAAGAGATTTAAGAAGAAATAACTTATTTTTTTGACAACAAGTAAACAGAAAGTGTTTACCGCTTCGGTGCGATATGCGAGCGTGCGTGGGCGTGTTTGTACTCCTCCAATAATGATCTCCTAATAAATACACTGCTCATATAACTTTTTCAGAAATTTGGCATAAATCCTATCAGAATCCTGCGCACGTTCACACATCGCTCCGAGGCAAGAAAGGGCATATGAAAAACATATCTAACGAAGAGAAACAGGAAATCTTATCAAAGACATTCCTAACGATCGACGATCTCTACAAAGTTCTACCTGTTGGAAAGAACCAAGCGGCGAGAATCTTCAAAGATATCGAGAAGGAATGCAAGAGAAAAGAGATCCCATTGTTCATTACTCGGCCAAGGATCATTCCTACCGAGATGCTACTTGAGAAATATCCAATATTGAAAAGGGGTTTGAAATGACACAAATGGAAGCAGTCCTAAAAAGACTCAGCAAAGGTCCTGTAACTCCAATGGAGGCATTCGAGGAGCTTGGCATTACTAGGCTCGGTGGAATTGTTTACTTCCTTAGGAAAGCAGGCCACAAGATCGTAACAAACAAAGTAAAAGTGAAGAACCGCTTCGGTGGTTACTGTGTAGTAGCTGAATACACGTTGGAGAAAGAATGAAAAAGAAATATAACTTTGGCGAAAAAGAATATGAAAAATGGGGAGGAAAAAAGATCCCCGTTAAATTGTTACCGAAATACATCTCTACAAGAGAAAAGGTCATCGCATTACTCGAATCTGATAAGTACAAAGACGTTTTAACAGAAGGTGACTTTTGGATTCTGATGAACTTCAACAAGGACAAAACGGAATGTTACTATTCGGGATTAATCATCTCCCATGATGCATTAATCAAGGTCAACGATACTCTCGATGACAGGGAAAAGTTTAATGAGAAGTTCTGCTCAGAACCGAAGGTATGCAACTTCAAAGGCGTTGAAGGTTTACGGATGGACTACAGGGATCCTCGGGATGGAATGTTTGAGGTCGGCGAGATCTCAGTTACTAACTGCAAGAACGACTATCCATACGCCATGCTCTTAAAGAGAACCTTCGACCGTGTGGTAAAGAGAAAAGCAAAGCTCTCCATGGTCTACTCTGATTCAGAGGCTGAAGAATTCAGAGAACCTGCCGAAACCAAGAAGGAACCGCTTGCTACGGATGAGCAGGTCGCACAGATTTGTAGCTATAAAGACGTAATCATGGATGAATTAATGGCAAGGGAGATAAACAGCCCTTCCAAGGTCGCACAATTGGACATCAAGGAAGCATCCAAGCTCTGCAAATTGATTGACGAGAGGTTAAGCGATGTTCAGTAAAGTCTTATTTCTCGAGCTCGCCATTATTTACGCAGAGATAAGAGCGTTGATGACGAGGACCGTAGATGTCGTTTGGGTATGCATGTTCACAATACTGTTTGCAACGACCATAGATTGGAGAGACCGTGGTTAAGTTCGTAGAGCTAGGACATTATTATGTCAATTCAAAAGGGATCGTTATTCCATCGGTAAGTGACTTGGTGAATTTCCATTTCAATGGCACGTATGCCAACGTTCCCGAACACATCCTTGAAGCGGCCGCAGATTACGGTACGAAGATGCATGCGTTATTAGAAGCGTATGACGATGGCGAACTGAATTTAGAACACTTATCTTTCTCTAAGATCGACCCAAATCTCAAGGCAGGCGTGAATCATTACGCTGAACTGAAGAAGAAGTACATGATCTATCCGAAGTCTCAAGAGGTGATCGTCGACTACAAGGAGAGATATGGAGGAAGATACGACAAGCTTGATGCTCAAAATATCCTATGGGATGTCAAAACTACTTCTAAGAAGTACGAAGACAAATGGGCATGTCAGTTAGGTTATTACTATCTTGCTTTAGGCCTTGAGAAGGAAGTCGGCTATGTCATTTGGCTTCCGAAAAAAGGAACGCCGCAGGTCATCTTAATCCATCCTTGGACCAATCAGCAATGCATAGAAGGGCTTGAAGCTTATGAGAAGCATCTTGCAGAGCGATAAGGTTTGTTATTACTGCGGCAATCCCTTGGTGGATGTACATCACATCCGTCTGAACAATTGCACACGGGAGAAGGCCGAGAAGTACGGGCTGATCGCTTACATCTGCAGGAAGCACCACAGGGAGCTTCACCGAAACGAGGTGATGAAGAGAGCCCTGCAACAGCATGCGCAATCGAAGCTAGAAGAAGAAATGACTCATGAAGAGTACATGGAGATCTTCGGGAAGAGTTATCTATGACCGAAAATGAATTCATCCTGCAGGATCGCTTAAATGTGATCCGAGATACGATCAACAAGTATGGAGAGGAAAACTTCTACTTAAGCTTCAGCGGCGGAAAGGATTCAACGGTGGTCCATTATCTATTGGATATAGCGCTTCCCGATAATAGAATTCCTAGGGTTTATTCAAACACTGGGATCGAATACAACAAGATTGTTGAGTTCGTCCGAGAGAGAGAGAGAGAGGACGACAGATTCGTGGTGATTCATCCTGCGAAGAATATCAAGAAAACTCTAGAAGAAGTAGGATATCCGTTCAAATCAAAAGAACATTCCTGCAAATTAGGTCTCTACCAAAGAGGGTCTCGGTCGATGTCGGTGATGCGGTATATAAACCAAGGAACGCAAAGCACAAAATTCTGTTGTCCCGATGCGCTTCTGTATCAGTTCAAAGAAGGCGTTCCCTTCAAAGTCAGTGAATTCTGTTGCCATGAACTGAAGAAAAAGCCTTTCAAGAAATATCAGAAGGAATCGGGAAGGCATATTACTATTACGGGAATGATGCGAGATGAAGGCGGCGAAAGAGCGCACATAAACTGCATCGTGACTCGAAACAGCAAGGTAGTTAAATTCCATCCGTTGGCAAAGGTTAATACGGACTGGGAAGAATGGTTCATTAAAGAGTATCACATAAAGCTATGTGATCTGTACTATCCTCCGTTTAATTTCAAAAGGACGGGGTGTAAGGGATGCCCATTTTCCTTGGACTTGGCCGAGCAGTTGGCTCTCATGGACCGATATGGGATGGAAAATGAGCGTAAGCAGTGTGAGTTTATTTGGCAACCAGTCTACGCTGAATACCGCAGGATAGGATATAGGTTGAAGAACGAAGAGCAGACGAAACTGTTCTAAATTTTATCCGCAGTGTAAACAGAATCGTTTACAAGCCACAGAAACCACCTAAATTTAAACGAAAAAGGGGGAAATGAATAAATGTATGACTCGATAGAAAAAACGTACCTATACAACCCGTTTGACGTAAAAATATGGTCTGACGAAATGATCGAAAAGCAGGTCCGTGCATTATTGCCTAGATACAATCCCGATGACGATACGATGTACGGCATGGCGAAGAATGTAGAAACGCTTGCTAATATCATGTACCTCTTCGGGGAGATGATCGCAAGGCTGACGAAAGAATATGGCCTGCTGAAAATTGACTGTGATGCGAAAGAAAAGAAAGCAATCACGGTTGAAAGAAAAAAGTGGGTTGAAGAAAATCCGAATGACAAATGCCCTGCGATTTCGTTTTTCGAGGCAAAAGCGGCAGAGTATGTCAGAGACGATAAGGAAAAGGTCCTTGATAAGTACGCTGACTTAACTCGATTCAAGGAAGCATCGGACAAATACGAAGCGATTATGAATGCAATTAAAAAGAAGATGGACGCAATTAAGTACGAAATGGGGGCGAACTGATGGGTAAAAGAAGACAGGGAACGGACCAATGGCGTGAAGAATGTGCGTTAGCTAGACAAAGGTCATATGAACACGCTCGGATAAGAAGAGAGAAATTAAGAGAAGGTGAGCTTCCATATTCCTTTTCCTACAAGATTAGACATGCATTCATCGGAGAAAGATGTCCTGTTTGTGGCGTGCATATGGGTGTTGCAATATGCCTTGATGATGACCCTATTGTCGTTAAAACACCAATGCCATCGGTACAGCACAATATCCCGTTGTCAAAAGGCGGTAAACATGTCCTGTCAAACATATCTGTCATTTGCAACAGATGCAACACAAGCATTGGTAATAGGCCTACAGGACCGTTAAATAATTGGCTTGTTGTGAAGAAATGGAGAGAAATAAATGAGCGCTAACGATAGCAAAAGATATTATTGGCTGAGGTTGAAGGATGACTTCTTCCAACAGCATCAGATAAAGGTCTTAAAGTCTCTTCCAAACGGCAGGCTGTATGCTCTTATCTATCTTGAGCTTCTTGCGGAAAGCACGTCTCATGAAGGCGAACTAAGATATTCAAAGATGCTTCCGTACGATACGGTCACGCTCGCCGCAGTCATAGACGAAGACAAAGACAATCTTGAAAAAGCCATTGAGACTTTGGCAAGATTGGAGCTTGTCGAGATCCTTGATGACGGCACGATCTATATGAGAGAAATTCAGAAAATGATCGGCAGTGAAACGGGAAGCGCAGAGCGTAAAAGAGAGTATCGAAAGAAGGCGCAGGGGACATTGTCCTTAAATTGTCCCCAAGAGATTAAAGATAAGAGTAAAGAGAAAAGAAATAAGAATATATTTATTGCGCCAACCCTTGAAGAAGTCGAAGAGTATTGCAAAGAACGCAACAACAATGTCGATCCAAAGAAGTTCTATGACTACTACAACGTTGCAGGTTGGAAAGATGCCAAAGGCAATCCTGTTAAGAATTGGAAGCAGAAGATGATCGCCAATTGGGAAAAAGAAAAAGAAAAGAAAGTAGAAGAAAAAGTATCGAGGTACGTCGAGGAATGGTAAAGCTCTATGAACATTACGAAGATGTACTCAAGAACGGATGCGACAAAAACTGTCAGTCCTGCGATCTCTATCTCAGCTACAGACAGGAGTGCATCATTGAGTCCGAAAAAAAGTGGGAGGCATGGGCTGAGAAACAACATGCCAAGTTTGAGAAAACACTGAAAGGGGAATAATGACAGTCTTTGAAAAAATCAAATCCATGTCCATTGAAGATTTAGCACAGGAAATATGTCAGTACTTCGACATGCATGATATCGAATGTGAGAAATGCCCTGCGTATAAGTTCTGCTACAAAGGGCATAACGGGATGAAGAACTATCTCAACAGCGAGGTGAAAGATGAAGAAGAGCAACGCACCGCAGATGCCAACGAAAACACCGATGCCAAAGTGCAAACCACCTAAAGATGATTGGGAGATCCCATCGTTCATGAAGAATTTTAAACCGAAGGAAACGGTCACGTTCTATGCAGGTGGGAAGCCGTATGCAACGTATGAGGTCGAAGATGAACAATAAGATTCGCTACAAATCGATGAAGAGGTCTTCACCGTTGGCACAGTACAAACGGATGCTATTAGGGAAACGGTATCAAAACGGAAAAGGCACTATGCCAAGAGGTCTTCTTAAAAAATTAATGGTAGCGTGGGATGAATATGAGGAAATATGGTCGCACGTTCAGACAGTAAAAGCAGAAAGGGAAAGAAATGAAAGCAGTAATATTGGTTGATATGCCCGATGGTGTATCTCTTGATGAATGGTATGCCGTTAAGGTGATCGTAGACAGATTGAAAGTAACACAAGAAGAATTGATGCAAGGCATTCCGTTTGATGAGAGCAAGACATTTAAGTTTGTGCCGTTAAGACCGTTGCCGAACAAACAAGAAACTGCAAGGGATGAAGCGTATAGCGTTGAAGATTATCGCATAGGCTATAACGCTTGCCTTGATGCAATCATGGGAGAAACAGAATGAAAGAAAAAAGTAGTGGTTTAACAATTGCCGATCTGTTCCTTGTCGCATTTGTGGTCTTGAAACTTATCGGTGTGATTACTTGGTCATGGTGGTGGGTGTTAAGCCCTGCATGGATAAGCGCAATTATCGCACTCGTTGTGTATTGTCTGTAGGAGAAACAGAATGATCGTGGCATTGTTTATCATTGAGGCACTTGCATGCATTGTCTGTATATTTTGCTTTGCATCAGAGAATCAGAAGTTGGGAAATATCGCTTTGATGATAATGTTCATAATTGATTTGCTGTTGATAGCAATATAAAGGAGAAACAGAATGCTGACAACTAATCAAAGAGACATCCTCGCAGGCGTGTGCATCGTCCAATGGCTTACAGGCCATCCATACGCCTCCATAGAATCAATCACTGAGGCTTATGAAAAGGTCAGAAAAGTGATCGAAGAAAATGAAATAAAAAAAGGAAATAAAAATGAATGAATATATCGAATGGGTGAAAAAGTACGTCCGAGAGTTAGATAACCTATTGGCGACGGGTGAAATCACGATTAAAAAATATTGGGATGAATGCTATCAATTGTGCGAAGACATTGACGAAAAAATAAGAGAGATCCAAGGCAACAGAACAGCGTTCGATAAGATGCTTGGAGATCCTCTTAAAAAGATTGGTGGGTGGTTTCAGTGAGACTTATAAATGCTGATGCGCTGAACGATGAGATGTATCACAAGTCGTTTGAAGTGGATGACGGAAGGAATGTATGGAACAGCGGGCTGTGGATCAGATACAAGATTTTTGAAGAAGCAATCAGAGATGCACCGACTGTGGATGCGGTTCCCGTGGTCAGATGTAGGGAATGCAAGTATCTCCGTTTGACAGGCACAGTATGGAGATGCACAAACCGAATTGTGATGATGATATGTGAGCCGAACGATTATTGTTCAAGGGGAGAAAAGAGTGAAGCTGTTAAAGTTTGCTGATTGGCAAGTAAATCTTCTTGTCAAATACTGTGAAAGACAAAATGGTAAAGAGATCGATGTACTTCAGCATCTAGCCACAAATAAAGACATCCTTGCGAGCGTTAAACACACATGCGAACAATTCCATACCGATTGTGAAACTTGTCCGTATTGGCTTAAAAATGAGTGTACATGTGCATTCGGATGGTATGGTAAGAAGTGCCTTGCGTATAACTATTATGAAGTAGAGGAAAGAGTTATATGAAACTGATAGACGGGAATGAGCTGATGGATAAGGTGAAGAAGATCCCTTATCTGAGAAAGCTAAAAGCACAGATGCTTATCAATGAATGTACCTCCTATGAGGCCATCCCGATACCGTTCATTAAGCTTCAAAAGGATGTGCTTCGCAGTCTGATTGAGTGCTCTGATAGCTCAAAAGAAATCTTCGCTTTAAGCAAAAAGCATGAGGCTCTTGAAGAACTGCTGAAAGATTGGAGTGAACATGAATCCGAGGCTTAAAGATTATATCAATTACAAGTGGCTTCACAAAGAACTCATAGAGTTGATGCTGAATGCGACAGATGAAGACAGAGATGTGATAGACAAGGCGCTAGAGATATATCGTGAACTCTTGGCGAAATGGAGAAAAGAAAATGGATGTGATTAAAGCGGCGTTTCAATTCTTAGTCGGATGGTTGGCTGTGGTGATGGTGATGATGGGTATCGTAATGCTCTTATACATTGCCAACGTGACCATCGAAGAGCTGTTCCATATCAATGTGGCAGATTTGGTCATTCGGAGGTTTCATGCAGACGGTAAGTAGGTATATCTACAATCTGACTGACCTTGACCACAACCTCATCATGCAAGCACCTACGAATGTGATTGCCGAGTACATCGGGGTGACCGAGAACTCGGTAAGGTCGCATGCTATCTTCGGTACGCCTTTATTGGAAAAGTACTATGCCGAGAGGACCGACGAGAAAACAAAATCGGTGCAGAAGGGCTATAAAAAGCAGACTGTAGACAGGCCTTTAAGCGAATATGAACTCCTTGAATTGGTTCTAGTCAAGAGAAGGCAAGAATTCTGCAACGTAAATAAAAATCCTGCGGAGCATGTCGCAAAACTGAATGAGCTGTACGGATTGGAATGTGAAGTCCATGAAGTCCGTGAGCAGGAAGGCAGGCGTGGCGGCAGAGGAATGAAATCAAAAAAGTCATATACGGTGAAGGTGGTAAGTCGTGGTTGATATCGAAATAAAAAGAAAAATAAATGGATGTGGAAAGATAGTGATCGGGGTCCATATGGTGAGAATACTCAAAGACGGAAGCCCGATAACAAAGTGGGAAGAAACAAAAGAAGATCCTAAAAAATATTTGGAAGAATGGAGAGAAAAAAATGAATGTAAAGAATAGTTGGATTGGCACAGGAAGAATCACAAGAGACCTCGAAGTGAAAGTCACGGGAAGCGGCAAGCACGTCCTTAATTTCACAATCGCCATTGACGATGGCACAAAGGATAATCCGCACACGACTTTCATACCTCTTGAGGCGTGGGAAAAGACCGCTGATATCATCGCCGAGCATTTCTCAAAGGGCGATCAGATCATCGTTGGATGCAGGTTAGCAAATAAAAAAGTCGAAGATCGTGGCGAGACAAGATATAAGTTGAGCCCTATCGTTGATAGCTTTGAATGGGGAGCGAAAAAAAGAAATGATAATGAAAAGCCCGTTCAGAACTATTACAGGAACGATGTACCGACTTACTTAGGCGATGACGACGACGCTCCATGGAAAGTATGAGGAAGGAAGATGTCGAAGCATTCAAGAACGAACTGAAAAATCTGAATTATTATCGAAAAAAAATAAAAGAGATTGATGAAAAAATAAAAGTTCTTGAATACGAAATGGAAGCTGTTAAAGGTGTAGACTATTCCAAGCAACACGGATCTGCGAATCCTGCCGCCATCGAACATAAAAAATTGGCGATGTCGGATGAGATGGAATGGTTTGAAGAGTCCAAAAACAAATGGACAAAAAAAATAAAAGATATAATACTCGTCCTCGACAAGATGGAAAGATCGGATCGGGACGTGGTCGAGCGTATTTGCGTTGACGGGGTGAGGTATCGTGAGCTGTGCGATGAGCTCGGAATTAAAAGCACATCGTCATTGGCGAATGCGGTGAATAACGCAATCGCTCAAGCATTAAAAAAGGCAGGTAGGTGACTACTTGCCTTTTTCCATTTCTTCACGAAGCAGGCGCTTGATTAGGCCCTGCTTGTTTTCCTGTTTCTCAAACCAAGCGAGCAGATCAGCATCTGTATTTCTATATAATCTGAATGCAAAGATCTTGGCGTTTTCCTTTTTCCATTTGGCATTTCCTCTTTTTTCAGCTTCTGTTTTCATTCTCTACCTCCACGGCTATGTATTCTAGTTCAGCTCCGACAATATCAAACCTCATATCTTGGTAGTTTTCGACATATCCTTCAACATACAGGATAAAATTGTCGGGATCATCATTGCGTATCTCTACTTTTGTTGTGGTAAGATCTTCATCTCTGTTTTTGGCAAACTGATGCAACGCACCAAGTTCATTTTCGGCTTCATAAAAAGTACTGTCAGCGACGACGAAATTGCCGTCATCATCTAGCCATTTGATAAGATATGTCTTCATCTCATCCTCGCATTCTGACGGAGCGCTTCTCTTAATTCTCGTCTCTGACGGTCCTGTTCTCGTTTGATGTTGTGTCTTCTGTCCTGCTCGGCCATTAAACTTGCGGCGACTTTGAAAAGAATAAAAATAAAAATTAAAGACAATAAAATCATTTTGATCTCCCTTCTTTATGTTAACATGTCAAGCGCCGATCAAGCTGTAAAACAAAGCTTCATCGATGCATGTCGTTCCCCATTCGTCAGCCATGAAAAGCTTGTGAGTCGGGAAAGAAAGTGCTTCATCCGTGATAACTAAAATGTCGGTAGCTTTCGAGATCTTCTTCTGAGGCTTGCCGCCTTTCTTAATGATCCTGTCAAAAGCAACCTTTCTAGGCATCTTTTTCAATGTGCCTGTGATACAGACGTTCATGTCTTTCAGTTTCATGTTTTCCTCCTTGGTGTTTATTGCACCCTTGAACCATTTACGGAAAAAAATAAATAAATGATTCAAGGCTGAAATAAATCAGCCTGTTGCTTAACTTCTGTATAGATCGACCGCCGCATTTAACAGGTCGGCGATCTTGTAATTGCATTCCTGCGTCAGTCGGATGATATCGCAGAGCTTATCTGCAAGGACCTGCTTTCCAAGGCTGTCGGTCGATTTGGCTTGCATCCGCATGACTTTTTCAAAATCTCTTGCCAACATGTTGATATCAGCTCCGATCATTTTGAAAGCAAAATCGTCAATCACATCGGGTGAAGCCCATTTCGGGCGACGGTCTTCGGGAAGGCTGTCATAGATCGCTCTCATGTAATTGATATGTGTGGTTTCATCTAAAGCCCACAAGTCTTTTGTATGCCTGTTGCCATTGCCAAGGTAGTACTTGCAATCGTTTACCATCCTGCCTAAAAGCAAAAGCCTAAAGTTATTATCATGTTTCAAAATTTCATCAAGTTTCATACTGTCCTCCTTTAATAAAAACAAAACAAATAAACAAAAAACAAAAAAGAAAAAAGAAAACCAAAGATCACTGTTAACATCGCTCCTTTGACTGTTACGCCATCGAAAAGCATGCTACAATAATGCAGGATCTTCTTGCGTGGTTGTGGGGAGATCCTTTTTTTCATGATCGAAAGTGCCTTCCTATTTCGATATCGAAATAGCCATCATAAAACATATTTTTAAGATCATTTTCAGAAAAGCGTGGATTATCATTTCTCTTGTAAGAACCGAAAGCAAAAAGAAGATCGCCGTCATTAATTTGAACGTAATAGTTGAAGCGGTCTTCCATTTCGATTTCCCAAATAGCGATTTGGTCAGTCATGCCATAAGCGATACAATTAAATTTCATGTTTTCCTCCTAGTTTCTTTTTGCTTTTGCAGGAAAAGAAAAAGAATAAAAGAAAAGAATAAAAGAATTAATGTACGATCTCAGCGTGAATGACCTGCCGTGATCCATCCTGCGAAGGATTGATCTTTTTGACAAGCGCATTCAGACAGTCGTAACGCAGGCCCTTCTTGCAGTCTGCAGGCGTTTGCATGCCGTCATCCAAAGACGACGCATAATAAACGCCATACGCATAAAAGACGCAGTTAACGACTTGGTCGCTGTCCATGATGTCAAGGATGTCCTTGACGAGTAGCTTTTTAGCCATGTTTTTTCCTCCTTGGTGATCTTTGCACCCTTATCCCATCTTGAAAAAAAGAAAATAAAAGAAGGGATAAGGCTGAAAATATCAGCCTGCTTCCTATTTGCGCTCAAAACCTACTGTTTTCCATGTTGTTACAGCCTCAATAAAAAGCCCGTTGTCGTCGTAAAGTTCTTCCTGCTTTTCTTCAATGATGGCGTGCACCTTTGGCACTTTGTTTGGCGCAACGGATTCACGAAGGTATCGAACGGCTTCGTCAGCGGTTTCAAAGAAACAAAATTGATTGCGGTTTCCGAATGGATTTTTTGCCAATACTATACGGTATTTGATTGTTGTTTTTTTCATGTTGTCCTCCTTTAAATGTCTAAAAAATAAAAAGAAAAAGAATCGATGTGTACTTCATACATCACGCCATCGTAATGGATGTAATAATGTCCGTCCTGCTCATAAAGCTTACGTGGTAAAGCGATCCTGCTTTTAGTAAGCCATACGGATTCATGCCCGATCAGCTTCATAATTAAGCCTCCACAAGATCAACGACGCACCACGATCCCATCGGCAGGTACGTGCATTTTACAAGACTGTAATGATGTTCTTGTAACTGCGCAAAAAGAATGTCAAGACAAGCTTCATCGGGGTCGTCTATCCTTCCTCTTTCAAGATCATCGGAAAGATGAAAAAGAATGTCGTCAGCATAACCGATGATTGTTTCATCGTGCATAATAATGTCAAAGTGCATTGTTTTTCCTCCATAGCCTTTTTTGGCTTATTTCAATTCCCGATCGGATCGGAAAAAGAAATAAAACAAAAAGAAAAAAGGGAAGCTTTTCACGGCTTCCCCAGTGCTCATTCTTAGCATATAAATGGCGCATCTTCTAGTGCTAGATATTCGTCATAGGTGTATTGTTTGATATCTGTGCTTGCGTCCTCTCTTAAGATCTCCAACAGTTCTTTTTTTGTTATCTCCGTCGGGATCCCGTATGAGTTAGTTATTTCGATGACTTCATGATCGAAAAAAATATTGTCGACGATAGCAAAGACTTCTTTGCCTTCATAAAGAAACGGAATATAAAAAGTATTTTTGTGAATGTGAATGTTTTTCATGTTTTTCCTCCGACAGATCAGATTATTTTAAGCAAAAAAGAAAAAAGAAAAAGAAGATGTTTAGTCCTCTAATTGGCCGATGGCTTCCAACAGCGTTGCGATTTCATCGGTGCTTTCATAGATCTTTTGTACTACATCATACAGCTCTTCAAGATGCTTCAAAGTTGTTTCGGAAACATCGTCTTTTTCGTCGTGCGGTGTTGAATAATAATCATCAATGAATTCGCCGATTGTGTTTTCGATCTCAAATAAACGGCCTTCAATTTCTTGGCTTTTAGTTTCGATCTTGTAGCTTTGATTTTCTGATAATCTTAACATTTTTGTTTTTCTCCTCCTAACGCTTTTGCGTTTATTTCCTGTCTCAATCCGATTATGATTGAAAAAAGAAATAAAAGCAAAAAAGAAAAGAAAAAAGAAGGGGTGAAAGTGCTTGAAAATGAGCCTGGGGAAAAGCTATAATTTGGCCATTTTCGATTAATAGGAAGAGGCTATTTTTTTAGGGGATTTTGACTTACTTTCATTGACGCCGTATCGCAATCGGGTGCACGCTTCAAAGCGTCTATTAATGCATAATCAAGTTACGCAACCGTAAAGCGTTATGAATACGGTATAGACTGAAACGCTACTTTTCACCTAATACGTGTGCCCATTGGGCTATAAGTTATCTAAGAACAATTTATGCGACATCATGCCTGTATGGCTGTAAAGCTTTTAAGGGCTTTAATAAGGCTTTGATTAATCGCCGCCTTATTAAGGCCTTTAAAGGCCTTCTTCTATAGCCACGGTGTAAAGGTCCTGCGGCTGAATGTCGTCAGCGATACAATCGCCGCCGCCGTTATAAACTGTCAGATATCCGCTTTTTGCCGTTGGTACGTGGTTATATTCAACTTTATAACCGTTGGTTAAAATCAGAGATAAACCGATGATGATTTTAAATAACGTCATGTTTTTTTTGCCTCCATTTTTAATGATCGAAACATCCGATCACTTTACATTTTCCGTCTATGCATTTACGGCATTTATCACATGTTACAGCGTGGTTGAGTTTGCCGTTTTCATCGTATGCATAACAGTATGTTTCAATGTTTAAACCGTTGGCGGCATAGTCAAATTGTTTATCGTCGTAAACGAAAGCCTTTATAAACGGATATTTTGAGAACTCATTGATATATTCATTGAGGCCGTATTTATGCCAAATTGAAACATTGATAGTAATATTTGACGGCATGTCAGTAACGGTATTAATCAGCATGCGGATGGCGTCAAAGTTTTTTGTATAGGCATAGTATTTTACAGTAGGATGTTTTTTTGCGCTCAGAGCCCACAACAATAATTCCATAGGCGTTTCAATTTCACCGCTTTGATCGATACGGATGTAAGCAGGCTTATTTTTTGCCCTGTCAATTTGGCCGTTGAGGTCGTCAAACGCTTTGTTGATATCGTTTCTCATTGCTAATGTGTTACGGGCATGACCGTCAATAACAGACGGGTAACGGTATGACTTTTTGACATAGCATGAGTTTTTGCATCCGTTGCAATAATGGCCACATGTGCCCATTACAGCGCCATAACGGCGGGATTCATGTGCCCAATTGCCGTACAGCTTAGAAAATGACCACATAGCACGGCCGAGCTTAATATTTCCGTTTTTGTTAAATTTTGCGATGATTGTATTTTTCATGTTTGTTTATCCTTTCATTCATCTATTTGACCTTTTTTGGTCACGGGATATCCCGCAATTACATAGTAAGGGATAGCCCGTAATAAGTCAACAACTTTTTTTCAATTTGATCGACTTTTTTTTCAATCGTCGCATTTTCTTCCTTATATATTGCAATTTTGAACTTTTTCCCCAGTCTTAGACGGTGACGCCGTTTTTTTGCCTGATCTGTCCGTCTTTTTTTGGCTATCTTTTTTTGTTTTTTCCGTGGCTGGGGACGGCCTGCAAAAGGGCGGGACTTTGACCGCATGCCGTGCCCGTTGTCGTCCTTTTACCGTGCGCCGTGTGCCTGTCGTGGCGTCGTCATCCGTGGCACTGTATGCCGTGGCCGTGGCTGTCTTCTGTCGTTTTGTTTGACGTGCCGTGTGCCTGTCGTCGTCGTGGCCTCATGTGGTCATGTCTCAGCGTCTCACGCCGTGCCCGTCGTCCTGTCTCACGGCCTCACGTCGTACCGTCTCAGCACGTCAGCCCGTGGCCGTTTCAGCGGTGCCGTGTTTGTCCTATGCGGTACCGTCTCAGCGTGGCCGTATTGGTCCTATATCGGACCTTTTCCGAAACCGCCCCGGTATGGTCCTATATGGTACGATGCAGGGGGAACGGCGCAGGGGTCCCTCTTTCTTGCAGACCGCCTTTTACAAGGGTTTCACCATACCGAACAAAAACGTGAACACATCCACGCTTTTTCATGGTATTATGGTATTAGGAATGACTATGTAGAGAGGCCATTCCTTTTCTTTTTCATGCCGACAAACTGAATTCCTTTCTTTCGTCTACCCCTTTTCAGCGAAATGTCATAGGTATATCACCCATCAGCTTGTCGGCTTTTTCTATAGGAGAACGATATGACGAAAAGTCTTCGTGAGCTTGCAGAAAGTGCAGGCGTAGATCATGTAACCATATTGAACATCATCAAAAGGCGTGGGTTTGATTCTAAAACCCTTACAGATGAGCAAGCGGATATCGTTTACGAAGATGCAAAGGAGACCGCTATGCTTACCAAGACGACAAAGGAAAAAGCTTCCAAATCGAGTAAGGGATTTAAGCCCAAGCTTCGTCGGATCGATGAGACTGACGATTCTTCCGTATTAGCCATGCTACAGGACTGCAAAGAGCAATACGTTAAGAACGAAGGTTTCATTCAAAGACTGCAGTATGAGATAGACCAACAGGATAGTCTAATGCATGGAAATGGCAACGGCACCCTCTCCGCCCTTCCGCAGTTGACCATCATGGAGAAATATCTCAAGATCAACATCTCACTAAGAAATCAGATCGTTGCTCTAGAAGAGGAGGTCGGACGGCGTGCAGAACCACGCAAGGAAGACGATCCTTTCGAGTAACCCATTCCTGCAGTATCTCGAGGACGTTGAAGAGCATCCACGTTACTATTCACCCGAGATCATTGCGCAGTGCGAACTGCAAAGGGAGATGCTCCGTAAATTTGATTTCTTGGAGGAAAAGGGGCGACATTGTGTTGAGTGGATCGAAAAGTACTGTATCTTGGTTGAAGGCGAAAACGCAGGCAAACCTGTCAAGCTCCTCCTATGGCAAAAGTGGGTCATCTACTCCATACTCTGTTTTTGGGGCAATCTCGAAGTAGAGGAGTTCGATGACAACGGAAACCAAATCGGTCTTGTGAAAAAGTATGTCCGCATCGTCAATGACGTTCTTATACTCATTGCGAGCGGCAACTCCAAGACCACATTCGTTTCATTTTTAAACCTGTACTTCATGTACCACGATATCCTTCCAAGTGCGAAGATCTATATCGGATCCAATGCCTACAAACAGTCTCGTCTGTGTTTCGATAACACGATGAAGATCATTAAGCGTAACAAGGCATTAGAGAAGTACGCAAACATCCGTGCCTCCATTGGCGAGATTGAGATCGAGAAGAAGAACTCCAAACTGATCGCAATGTCCTCGGATGGCACAAACTTTGAAGGCATTATTCCTGCAGTATTGATCCTCGACGAGATCCACGGAATGCGGACATCTAAATACGCCGATGATCTGCGCAAGAGTGTTAAGAGATCGGATAGTTTGACTATCGAGGCCTCTACGGACGGTACGGTCCGTGGCGGCTATCTTGACTCCCGTAAAGAGCTTGCGCATGCATTACTGTTTGGGAATAGCGAGGTAAAGGACTATCGTAAGTTTTTTGCGATATATAGGCAAGAAAGTTACGACGAGATCATCGAAGCCTACAACAAGGGAGACATCGGCATCTTGAGGAAGTCGAATCCGTCTCTCGGTGTAGCGGTCTCGGTGGAACTGTTAAAAGGCAAGATCGTCGATATGCTGAACGATCCTACCAAGAAGGTCTCCATACTGACGAAGAACTTCAACATCCCACAAAATCCTATAACGTCATTCTTCTCGGAACGTGAGTGTAAAGCCAAAGAGTTCAACGAGAGTATTTTCTATAATGCTCCTGTCTTCTTAGGGCTCGATATGGCTTACCTCAGAAATCCGACAAATGACTTAGCCTGTCTTGAGATGATGCTGTACAACCCGTACACAGATGAAGAGTACTGCAAAGACTTCTACTTCATTCCAAGGTATTGGGAAGAGGAGACGAAGGTTGATGGCCAAATCAAGATAGAGAAACGGGACATGCTGATAGCAAAGTCCAAAGAAGACGCAAACATCCTCTACAATCCACGCTCTCAAAAGTATGGATATGAACTATACGCTCAACGTGGGGATGTTGTAGTAATCGATGAGAAACTCATCGACATGTTGGTTGGAGAATTCGGTGAGCAGGCTAGATGTGACTGCACAGGTGTAACTGAGGACTTCATCATCTATTTCATTGCGCACTTAGAGTTGAAGTACAATTGGACGATATGCAAATTCGGGCTAGACCCGAACAAGGCCTCGAAGATCGAGGCTTTTTGCAATCAGAACATTCCTTCGCTCGACGGGAAACCGCCTGTAATCAAGTTCCGCATGGAAGACAAGAAGAACTCACAGCCGATTATTCAATCAACCAAAGAGGTCCGCTCAAGAGGTATTGTCTATAACAATAACCGACTGAGCGAGCTTCACTTTGCCGCCGCACAATCTAAGGAAGATATGTACGGAAACATCACCTTCACGAACTCCTTAAGGGAGCGTAAAGATGGTGTGATTGCGAACCTGTCAGCTAGATCCGCATGCAATGTCTTTATTCACAACAAGGACACAGGCGAACAGAACCTAGAGTTCTTGAAAGGATGGTGGGCCGCAGGGGATGGAAGAGAAACACAAACAGATATACAAGACTAAGCTGTGGGAAGAGACCCGTAAAGCTGTTATAGAACGTGACAGGGCAATATGTTACTTCTGTGGGAAGATCATCACGGGCAGACCTACAGTGCATCACTTGATTGAATTGACTGACGAGAACTATACGGATTTCGATATCGCATACAACATGAACAACCTAGTTACATGTCATGCGGACTGCCATAATTCTGCACATGGGCGCTTCTCAAAGCCTACTATAGTTAACCCATATTCTTTGGAGATCGACTACTCAAAAAGGAAGGTATAATGTTTAAAATTTATAAGCTTACAGTTCCAAATGGGAAGGTATATGTCGGGAAGACAAGCCTAAGTCTAAAAGAGAGATGGGATAGAGGTCGCAATTATTCAAAGAATACCGACTTTTTTAATGACATCGTGAAGTATGGTTGGGGCAACATAGACAAGGTAGTGTTGCACGAAACCGAAGATGAAGAGTTAGCATCTGAACTTGAAATAGCAGAGATCCTCAAATATAAGAGCAATCAGAAAGAATATGGCTACAACAAGTATCTAGGCAACAAGATGGGCGAAGAGCAAAAGCGTAAGCAGAGTGAACGCCTAAAAGGTAGAAATCCGTATTGGTGTTATCCAAAAGCTCATTCAAAAGAGACTATAGCAAAACGCACAGAATCCATGAAGAGGAACGGGAAGCTTAAAGGCCGATATCTTGGTGAGAAGAGTGCAAAAGCCCGTGCAGTGAACATGTTCACTAAATCGGGTCAATTTATAAAAAGGTACGGCGCTTGTTCCGATGCCCAACGGGAGACAGGAATTGATTACGGTAGCATTGTCAAAGTATGCCGTAAACAGAGGTTTTCCGCAGGTGGGTATTATTGGGAATACGCCGATTAGGAGGAAAGTGTGATGGAAAATGTAACGCTTTCGCAAATATTCAGCGTTGGCTCATTCATTGTGGGCTTTTGCGGCGTTATCGCATATATATTTCAACCGTTTAAAAGATTCATCGACAAGATAGATGGTCTAGAGAAGAGACAGAAGGAAGTCGATGAACAGCTAGAACAGAGGCAGAAGGACGATAAGATGATCCTTAAATGTCTCAATGCCGTTTTACTTCATATGGAGAGTGGAAACGGCACAGGAGAACTGCGCAAGCAGAAGAAGGAACTAGACGATTATCTGATTAACCGATAGGAGGCAGGATGAAGTTTCACATTCCATTCACTAAATACGATGTCCACGTCTCCAAGAGAGGTTTCAACTACCTTAAAAACGGCCAATTGGTAGGCTTTACGGATTGGACAAGCGGAGCGATTTTCACTCCAACCACGCCAATCATGGAAGAGATCTACGGCACAATTGCATCTGAATTCGCCAAGCTCGACTTGAAGCACGTCATATTGAAGAAAGGGATGTACGATGACAGGGATGACAAACTGAATTATCTCGTCAGCGAACGTCCGAACCCGTTACAGAGCAAGTTCGAGTTCATGTGGACCATGATGTACCAATTGTGCAAGTACGGCAATGCGATTGCATTCTTGCAAAGAGACAAGAACGGAAACGTCATAAGGATCGACCCGATCAATGCGATTGACTATGACTTTGGAGGAGGATATCAGATCACCGAGGATTTGGCTTATCTGAAGTTCAAAAACCACAAGACAGGTCTGATCGAATTGGTCGACTACCGAAACGTTATTCACTTAAGGTCCAACCCGAACGATATCTTCTACGGGGATCTCTTCAGCGGCTTTGATTACAACAAGGTCATGATCGACTTGGTTGACTATGGTTTAAGTACCTTAATCAACGAATTGAAGGACTGCGGTACTGTCCGAGGCATCATACAGATTGGTGGTGCGGCTACAGGTTATGCACGTGGTGTTGCGACCCGTGTTATGGCAGGACAGGAAGAGAAGATCTCCAAGCAGGAAGAGATCATCGAGCGAATCAAGAAGACCAAAGGCGGCGTTCTTGTATTGGATGCAGGTGAAGAGTGGAAGTCTTTAGGGAATCCGTTCTCAACAGCATCTACAACGGACATCAACAAGTACATCGATATGTTGCTACAATTCAACGGCATTAATGCCAAGGTAGTCAACGGCACAGCAACCTCCGACCAAATGGAGGTTTTCTTTTACAAAACGATCTGTCCTCGAATTGAGCAGTTCGTCATGGAAGCGACTTACAAGATCTTCTCACGGACCGCAATCACTCAAGGACATCGAATCGTTTACTACAGGAATCCGTTTGAGTATGTTCCTATCGCTCAAGCTATCGACGTAGCTTACAAGGGCGCTATGGATATCACAACGAATGAGAGAAGACGCATGATCTATAAGTTACCGCCTGTCGAAGGTGGAGACATTTTAATGTCGAACAAGAACTTCGAGAGCGTTATGGATCAGTACAAACCGAAGGATGACTTGTCTGAGGACGAGCCAACCGAGCAAGAGTACACCGTCAAGAAGACGTATCAGTCTACGAAAGAGACGGTGAAGGAGGCGTAATGGACAAGATAGTCAGATACGCAGACGTTGAACTGCGAAGTGCGGAAGGGAATGAACCTTCCAACGTCGTAGAAGGCGTTGCTGTTGTTTTTGACCGTGAGGCCGATCTTGGATGGTTTTATGAGAAAATCGACCGCCATGCTTTCGACAACACGGATATGAGCGACGTGGTGCTCAATTTCAACCACGACAACAATCTTTTGTTAGCAGGAACTCGCAACGGCTCATTAATGTTGCAGGTTTCGGACGCAGGCCTGTTTCAAAGGTCCTCCATCATAGATACAACGCAGGGCGAAGACGTTAAGAAACTAGTCAGAAGTGGCTTGATCTCTAAAATGTCATTTAGCTTCTCGATTGCTGAAGGTGGAGAACGTTGGGAAACAGGAGCTGACGGCAAAGAGCATAGGACGATCACCGATATCAGTCGCCTCTATGATGTGAGCTTGGTCACTTTCCCTGCCTATCCGCAAACGAGCGCTTTCATGAGAAGCGGCGACGATCTTGCAGAACAGCATAAGGCTCTCATGGAGAGACGTGCTGAACAAGATAAGCGAATGAAGGAGATATTACATGTCTAAAAACGAAATCTTATCAAGCGCTATGGCTGAAGAAGAGATCAGAAAGCTTCAGACACGCAAGAACGAGATCGCTTCTTCCATCGAAGAGAGAAAAGCAACCTTCGAGCAGAGCGATGTTGAGACAAGAGATGCAATCCTTGAAGAAGTCGATTCATTAACCAAGGAAGCAGAAGATATCGATTCGCAGGTATCTGAACTCGAAGAAGTAAGAGCGAAATTTGAAGAACAGGAGAAGAGAATGTCATTAACTAAAACTGTTGCCCCGACTGAAGTCGAAGCAAGGGCTGAAGAAATCAAGACCGATATCTACGATACTCCCGAATACAGACAGGCGTGGGTAGATGCTATCCGTACAGGCGACGAGAGAAAAGTCAGAGCTATGGCTACGACTAACGACAACGTCCCTGTCCCGACCATTTGGCAGAACTATGTTGAGACTGCATGGTACAACTATGGCAAGTTCTCAAGACTCGTCAACAAGACCTATATCCAAGGTTACCTTTCCATTCCGTTTGAAGCAGAAGCTGACGATGCTGTAATCCACACAGAAGGAACTGCACAGCCTGCTGAAGAAGAAATCACGCTCGGCTTAATCGAACTCAAGCCTGCCATGATTAAGAAGTGGATCTCCATGACCGATGAGTTGATGGCCATGACCGCTGATGACTTCATGAGATACCTCGCCGATGAGCTCGTCTACAGAGTCGTCCTCAAGCTCGACAACGGAATCATCAATGGTGCGCTTGATACCAACGGCAAGGGTGTTGTCGGTATCGTCAACAATGCGAACACTTTAACTGCCGCAAACGGCACTCTGAGCTTCAACGTCCTCAATGCAGGTATCGCTGATCTCGTTACGTTCGACAACTTAACAGTCGCTATGAACCCGAAGACCTTCTTCGATGGCTTCATGGGTTTGACCGATTTACAGCAGAGACCTATTTATCAGATCGCCGCTGACAACACAGGCAGACCTCAGTACTACGTAAACGGCATCCGTGTTGAATTCACGCAGGCACTTCCTGCTTACTCTGCGGCATCCGCAGGTGATGTATGGGCTATCGCAGGTGACTTCAGAGGCTACCGTTTGAACCTGCCCGAAGGTGAAATGGTCAGAACCCTGTTCGATCCGTACACGCTCGCACGTGAAGACAAAGCGATCATGGTCGGCCGTCTGTATGCCGCAGGTAATGTCGCTCGTCTGAAACACTTCGTACAGTTCAAGAAGGCCTAATAATGGTCAAATGCGAAGTGATCGCCGATAGAGTCACCCTTGTCGTTGGCAAGGGCTCTATCGTCATGTTAGACGAAGCACAGGCAGAGGTTGCCCGTCAGTTCGTCAAACCCGTCGAGGACGAGGAGAAACCGAAGAAGAAATCTAAAAAATAGGAGGTACACGTATGGCTTTGAGTAACGACTACATTAAGGCCCAAGTCAAAAAGATACTTCCGATAGGTGAGACCAATATCTATGATGACCAATTAGATATCTTGGTCGGAGGCGCAGTCTCCAAACTGATCTCTGAAGGATTGGACAACAACGCCCAAGCAGGCGGCGAAGACCTTTTTACCGAAGGAGATAACCGATCTTACGATTACATCATCTGTGTTGCATATCAGTGCATTAAGGATATGGACCTTGATGTTGATGTGAACTTCTTGACCGAGCAATATATCACAAGGATAAACACCTTACGCTCTTACGTTTCGATGAGGCAACGCTCGTCTACGTAGGACAGAGCAAAGCGAGTAATGGAAGCCCCGTTGAGGTTTCTGTTACTCGCACAATCAAGGTTAAAGAAGTTCATTCCTTTTCGCTGAATTATTACATGGTAGGCGGCGACAGCCAAAGGATCATGCGTAACTCCAAGAACCTAGAGGTACCGAAATGGGCCACGTTGGATATTTATGACGGTGGCATCGAGTATGAACTCATGTACGTCGTATATCACGACAAGAAGTACAGAGTTCAGCAGATACTCCGTCAGTATCGTACCGAGAAACGGGTCCTTATCGATATCGAGGAGCTGAGATGATTTACACGCAGAGCCAAATTTACGACTACCTGCGTGCGAATCCTTTGGGGGTCGATGTGAGTGTTGGAGATGTAAAAAACCTCAATGGAGGCGATTATATCTTCTTAGATTACACAAACGACGAGCTTATCGGGTATGACAACGAAGGAACGTATCAGAGTTATATCCAAATCACGACGGCAACCCGTGATTTTGAAGATCGGAAAACATTGGTCAAGTACATTAAAGATTATCTGAATGTGACGGTCACGTACGAAAAGGCGATAGACTTCGAGTATTTTGTCGCCCGATGTACGTGTGGGGTGCTGATGGATGAAGAACATTAGTCTCGAGAAGTTCAGAGGCATCAAGGCTGAGATTCAGTACGAAGATATCATGCACAAATACAGTGAGCAGACTTCCAATAAATTGAAGGCTACGTCTCCAAAATCGGGCAGGGCAGGTCGTAAGACTCCCTACTACTTGGGATGGACCGTCAACAAGGAAGACTACAAGAACGGCCATCGTGATACCGTATGGAACGAAACGAATTGGCAGTTAACTCACTTATTAGAGAATGGGCATTTTATCAAGAACCGTACGGACGGATTATATTGGTCTCCTCCAATCAAGCACATCAGACCTGCATATTTAGAAGTTAAAGACAAATACATCAGAGCGATGCGCAGAGCACCGATTGATGTCGATTTTAAGTAAAGGAGAAACCATATGGGAAGAATTGTCCATGGTAATAAAAACTTTGGTTACGCTCCGATCACTGTGACAGGTGGTAACTATTCATTCGGTACACCTGTTATGATTGATGGCCTCGTTGATGCAACCATCGAGGTTGAGCAGGAAGATACAAGTATCTATGCGGACAACAAGGTTTTTTGCCGTGTAAAAGGCGCTAAAGTAAGAACAGCAACAGTCAATTTCCGTAACATCCCTGCATCATATGCACCGTTTTTGGGATTCGTAGCAAACGATAGCGGAGTATATACAGATACGGGAACATTTGCGGCACATTGCATCTTCTTTGAGACAGAAGAAGAGGACTGCGATACAGGCTTGGCTACGACTACACTTCACTATCTGTACAACGTGCAGGCATCAGAACCGACTTGGGAAAGTGCTACGGATGAAGATGAAGTCGAAGCGGCTGAGATCGAAGTCGAGTACTCTGCAACAGAGTCTCCGTTTGTCGTAGATGATGACGGAAATTACGTACAGTACGGCTACATCACTAGAGATGAGAGCAACAAAACGCTGTACGACACGTTCAGAACAGCTATCATCAAACCTGTAAATTAATTAAAGAAAGGATGAAGAGGGAGCGTAAGGCTCCCTCATTTTGTGCGAAATGTCAAAGATCATCAAACACACTTTTGTTATACCCAACCTTGCCGTGAAAGACGGTGATTTGGTGGTGGAAAAGGAAACTACGGTGACCTGTACTTTTACTCTTCTGTTCAAAGGAACGGGATTGTACGAAGAGATCGCAGGGAAGCCGTTAATCAATTCTCTTATGGAAGTCCTAGGAGACGATGAAAATGAAGTCGACAAAGCAAAGGCATTGTCCAAGTTTACTGATAAGAAGTTCATTAAGGACTTGGCCTGTGCATCTTATGTGAAGATCGACGGAGACAAGTTCCATAACAACCGAGCTACAGCGGAGGAATTCCGCAAGACACAGGTCTACAACGTACTCGAAAAGGATTTGGATTTTGTCGTCGACTTACTAGGCATGGCTATGGAATGCGTTTATGGTGAACAGAAGTCCAAAGCCAAAACGAAACAGGCGGTACGTCGCTCAAAAAAGTAAGCCTCTCCTATGGTGCGATATGCGCCACGCTGGCAAAGCTTCACATTGACCTAAATTGGGCAGACAACCAATACCTATTTATGTTGTTCAATGTCCTAGGAGAGTATATGAAGCAAACGAAACCGCCCGAGAAGAAGAAGGTTGGGTCAGCCAATATTGGCAAGTTCATAAAGGAGAAATAAATGGCAGAAAATCTTGGCATTACGATCCAATTCCAAGGCGAAACGCTAAAATTCGATAAATCAATAAGTGGAATGAACAAGGCCATCAATACCCTTAAACAGGAAGTGGCCATGTTGAATAAAGAGCTGAAGCTCGACCCTAAAAACGTAGACCTTCTTACAAAGAAGTTTAATAATTTAAAGAAGCAGGAAGAGCTTGCGAGAGATGTTTTAGCGGAACACGTTCAGCATTTAAAGGAGCTTAACAACAAAGGCACGTCTCCGTTCTCTGATGAATGGAAAGCGACTGTTAAGGATATCCGAAGCGCAAGTGATCGTGTTATAGCGATCAAAAAGCAAATCAATAACTGCCAAACAGCAATCGATGGATGCAACGATTCCGTCGAAGAACAAGTCAGCGGATGGGATAAGGTAGCTGATGCAGTAGATGTTGTCGGTAAGAAAGCAGGAGAGCTGTCAGATAAGCTTGCTCCTGTATCGGAAGCGGCACAGAACTTTTTAGGAAAAGCGGCTAATTCCGCAATCGAGTTCCAAGACGCATTCGCTGACGTCCAAAAGACCGTAGATGAGACAAGCACTACATCGTATGAAGACATCTCTACGGGATTAAGAGACCTTGCGAAAGAGGTTCCTGTTACTGCTGACCAATTAGCTCACATCGCAGGTTTGGCAGGTCAGATGGGCGTAAAAGCCGATGATATCGTCAAATTTACATCGTCTATGGTTCAGTTTGGCGATGCGACCGATATTACTGCGGAAGAAGCAGTCAAAGATATTGCACAGATCTACAACGTCATTGGCCGTGGCGGTGAATTTAGTGATCTAGATCAGTTATTATCTACCATCGTCGAATTAGGCAACAACACAGCAACGACCGAAAGCGCAATCGTCGAGATGTTCAGAAACGTTGCGGCGGCATCTTCGAGAGTCGGCATGACCGAGCCTCAGATGGCGGCATTGGCGGCTACATTATCCTCATTAGGTTTGGATAAAGGTGGCGCATCCGCTATTTCAAAGATCATGACAAACATCGACAAGGCTGTTGATACGGGTGGTTCAAAACTCTCTGAATGGGCTGAAGTCGCAGGAATGTCTGCGAAAAAGTTCAAAGAAGTATGGGGCCAAGATGCGGCCGCAGGTTTATTGGCCGTCGTTGAAGGCATTGCCAAATCCAACGAAGAAGGCACTTCATTCAACCAAACCCTAGAAGATTTAGGTATCAAGGAAATCCGACAGGTCGATACCTTATCCCGTTTGGTAAACGCACATGAGAATTATGCAGAGAATATCAATATGGCCAATGCGGCATATGGAGAAGGAACTGCATTATCTGTAGAAGCGGCGAAGAGATATCAGACAGTCGCTTCCAAGATCAAAATCTTAAAGAATAACTTCACCGAGTTCGCATTATCCATCGGTGATATTCTTTTGCCTTATATCGATTGGTTCATTGAGTCTTTGCATCAGTTAACCGATTGGCTCAATAATTTAGGCCCTCATACACAGCAATTAATAACGAGAATCCTAGCCATTGTGGCTGTACTGTCGCCTTTGCTAGCAGGGGTGGCGAAGATCATGCCGTTATTATCAAGCGTGCTCCGTTTCATCGGCAGTATCAAGACAGGAATCACCTTCCTGTGGACTACGATCCAAGGCTTCTCATCTTTCCTGTTCCCGATGTTACAGGCGTTAGGCGGTTTCATTGCGGCAAATATTGGATGGATTGCTTTAATAATGGGCGTTGTCGTAGCAGTTAAAACTCTGTATGAAAACTGCGAACCGTTTAGGGAATTAATCGACAATGCTATTCAGAAGGTAAAGGATTTATGGACCGAGTTCCAAAAGACGAACTACATCGAGTTATTAGGCGAGAAGTTTGGATGGTTTGGCGAGATCCTCGGTCTTATCATCGAAGCGATAAAGACGTTGGCAAGTTGGCTTGGCAAAGTCTTCTCCAAGATCGGTGAGTTCCTCGGTTTGACAGGCTCGATGCAGGGCGCTATCGGAGGTTTGAATAACTCCATAGGCACTATGCGAGCGATCAACGTCATGAACTCGGGAGGCTTCGCTTCGGGCGGTGGCAATGTGACTGTGAATAACTCATGGACCGTGAACGGAGCTGAAGTTTCAAGACAGACCGTCATGGATTGGGCTGACTTAATCACCGACAGAGTGAATGAGAATCTTGGGAGAATGGTATGATCTATAGAAAGTTTTGGATAATCAACAGCAAAGGCGAGAGATGGGATCTTACCGAACACGATCTCTTAACCTTCTTGAATAATCCTGCAGGTTTAGGCTTAAAGAAGACCATCGATTCGGTGCGGTATGGCGAACGGGCTGTGAAGACCTCAGAGACCTACGACATCCCTGCACCTAGCGGTGAGTTATTGTTCTACGATGCGGCAAACATGGACAGGTATCACATGTACAACCTGTTCTGCCGCTTTATCGTTAACACTCCATTGGTCCTGCACTACAAGACCCCGAACAACCTGTTCACATTGGAGTGCGAAGTCAGTGACCTTCAGAAGACCGAGACCAAGGACGACAACATCATGAGGTGTAACGTCACCTTCACGGGTTTAGGCTTTTGGAAGGGAGAGACCTTAACTCTGACGGGAACAAGCAATACATATACCATCGAAAACGACAGTGATTTCCCTGTGGGATTCGAGATCACTGTCGAAGGTTCTTTAACGAATCCTTACTTTACTTTGGAACAGGATGGAGAATTATACGGTGAGGCGAAGTTCGACGATGCTACGGCATTCAGCTCCGTTTACGTCAATTCCAATGACGGTGAGCAGAATGTTGAGCTAATGCAAGGAACTTCAGTCATTCCGAATCCTCTGTCCTATCAAGATCTATCCATATCGAATGGAAGTATTTACGTTACCTTCGTGAAATTGGCGAGAGGTGAATCAACGCTGACAATTGGTATGGACAGCGGAAGCATCTCAAAAGTGACTGTGGTCTATACTCCGCAGTACAGGAGTGTGTAATGTTACCGAGTCAATATATACAGATCACCGCTTTAAATCTTTCACAAGCGAACTACATCAACACAGGCGTGGTTCCGTCTGATACATTAGGACTTGATATACTATTCTCGGGTGTATCTTCGGAAAGCTATGTATTCGGTTCAAGGAACACAAATTCAACAACATCAGCAGGTCAGACAAATCTGTATGTAGCACAGAATGCGACGAGTTACTTCGGATATAGAAGTGCAAGGGTTTCTCTGACTAGCAATCTTTTGGACCTACAAGGATTCATGCACGTTCACACGGAATCGAATCAGATCGAAGTCGTTAATGCAAATGCCTTTATCGTCAATGTAGAAGGATCTGCATCGACATTTACAGGAACAATGCCGATGTATATCGGATGTATGAACAATGCAGGAAACCCATCTTCCTCGGGTGGATGCTCTCTGTGCGGTTTCAAGATATATAACAGCGGTGTATTGGCACACGATTTTATCCCATGCGTAAATACAGCAACATCAAGGTATGGTGTTTACGACGATGTAACAGGAAACTTTATACCATCCACATCACAATCGGGAGGCAGGATTTATCCTTTGACGATTAATGCAACAAGGGGTGGTATTGCCTATTGCCACACATTCAGAGGCAATAAAGCAAATACTGTGTATGCAGGAAACATAACAACAGGAACAAACGACAACTATGCGAGGTTGGTAGCGGAAGCTGAAGCAGGTTATGTTTTCATAAATTGGACAGATTCTAACGGAAATGTTATTTCAACTGACCGTGAGTTCAACTATGCCGTGACAGAATCAATGACGGTAACAGCAAACTTTGTCAAAGAGACAAGTGAATCTGCTAGTTTGGGTTTTAAACTGATTGGCATTAAATATGGCGAAAACCGAAATGCATCTTTAAGAGATGATTTTTATTCGGAAGTCATATCTGCTGATGTAAAAACAGATACAATGCAGAAAACAGTCACCACAATAACAGTTAAGGAAGTTCCGTCAACCTATCAGACAAATACTCCTGTGGTGCTGTTCAATTCAAAAGGCAAATCCGTTTACTTTGGAGTTATCGAGAGCATTAACGAGAATGTTATATCGTGCAGAGAACCAATGTCTGTGTATGATGATGATTTCCTGTTCCATATAAACACAAATATCGGCACAGGCGTTAATCTGACAACACATTCCGTCATGTATGGTGCTACACAGTACATGGATCTTGCAAGAAATCGCAACACTGATACTTTGCTTGGGGATGCAAACCTTCTTCAGCAGAGGAAACTTTACCCATTTGTTTCTAGGTACAACCTTGTGATGAACTTGGACGAAAGCAGAGTCTTCAATATCAGAATGGCTAGAAGGGAAGAAGCTTCGATAAGCAATTTGGAAGATTATCTGCTGTCGCTGTTTGACGATTTCGGGATCTACGTAAGAACAAGTCTAAAATACGGCAGAAGAGATGCTTTTGCATTGTATGACAGTCATTACTTTGAGATGAAACCAACATATATAAAAGAATTGGACACGCTTAAGCTGTCCGACAATGTAGAAAGCATACAGAATGTTTCCATCAACATCGAAGAAGCGGAGTCTACTGTATTGATTATCTACAATTCGGCAGGAACAAGCGTGAGACAGTATGTTGGTATGAAAAACGATGGTAGTATCAAAACATTTGACGGATCTACGACTGCCGAAGAGTTACAGAGCTTTATCGGTTATGACCGATACAAGGTAAAAGTGGTCTCATCAGATGATGACCTTGCGACTTTAAAAGCACAGAATCTGTCCAATTCGATGTACAACCACAAAATCTCATTTTCTCTTGGTTTAGATGGAAAAATGTTCGATATCGACACGATCAAACTTGGACAGCCTGTTGACTTCTATTATCAGAACAAACTGTACACAAGCGTTGTCACAGGAATTTCTTTCGCCATTAACGAAAACGATGACAGGATTCACTCATTGAATATCACAATGGGGAAAGTTAGAACATCTCTGACATCTAAACTCAATTTGGGCAAGGTGAAGAAATGATCTCCGAATCTAAGTGGAAGCAATACGGTCTCCCCAACGCCGACATCAAGGGGATCGTGATTCACAACACCAACAATCAATTATGGTCGGCAGAGCGACTAGAACAATGGCTTGAGGCAGAGAACAAAACCTCTGCTTCCTGCCATTTTTTGGTGGACCACAAAGAAGTCAGACAGGTCATGCCGCTTGATTGGTCCGTTTGGAATACAGGGATGGGCATGGACTTTGGCAATCTTCACTGTATCGCCATCGAGGTCTGCAGTAATCCTTCCAACAAGTTATATCTACAAGGGCAGGACAGAGCGATTGATTTGATCGTCGAGCTGATGGAAAAGTTCAATCTTGGATTAAAGGACATCTACTTTCATCGAGACTTTCAGCCCAACGTTAACTGCCCTGCACAAATCTTAAAGCTTTATACAAAAAGTCAGTTTCTTTCGCTGATAGAAAGGAGAATCAATGCAAAAAGTTGAAGTGCAGATGTCACCAAAACCGTACGACACCAAGCGCATCTTCTGCTCACAAGGCGACACAGAACTCCGTAAATTCGGCTTCATTCTCAAAGACGGGATCAACAATGTTGATAT